AAATGCGTCTGCTGGATGTGATGCAAAATTGTGTGTTGGTCTGTTTTTGAAACACTGATTTTTTTCATCCCATTTTTTTGAGTAAGCTTTTAATGCTTCAACACCCATTGCTGTATTTTGTCTGTCAAAATAACAATTAGGTAAAGCTTTTCGTACTGCCTCAATTCCATCTTCAATAGAAAGTTTTGGTGCAATATCAAATGATATACCTAATTCCAAAGCGATTTCCAACCTTGATTTTCCAAAAGCTCCTAATTCTCTAACTTTTATATCATGCGGAGCTATATGTCTATAATATTTATAAGGTTTGCTGTCCAGCAGGTCTGCATAAAAATCTAATCCTTCACCTGAGTTTTCTTCATAATCAATCACTCTGATTTGATCTCCATGTCTTTGAACAAACCAAATAGCTGTAGAATCTTTTAAACCTAAATCCCACCAAGTTTCTGTATCTAGGTTTTCATCATAAGGTACAGATGTCATTCTTTTTGCGACCTCAAGCTTTTCTATGATAGCTCCATAATATGATCCTGTAATTGCTGCTTGAAACGAACACTCAAACTCCTGGTTATATAAGTCTTCTGACATAGTATTTTTTGCAGACTGTAATTCTTCTTTGTCTAAGATTTCTGTTTGAGATGCTTTGAAAACCCCTGTCCACCAACCTTTTTGTTGCACAGCATCTTTGTGAAGTTTGTAAAAATAATTCTGACCTTTGGGTGTACCTATAAATACACACCATCCTTTCCTGTCGGCTAATGCTGGTCGGATAATTTCTGGAAATAATGTTGGACTAATATTCTGCGTTTCATCCATGACACACCCATCTAAAAAGATACCCCTTAATGCTTGATCGTTTTCAGCACCTAAGATTGTTATTCTTGACCCATTAGGAAAATCACATCTAAGTTCTGATTCATTGAATTTAACAAACGGAATATTCTTGGCAAAATTTTTGATGTAATCCCATGCTGTACTTTTACCCTGCTTAAATGTTGGTGAAATAAAAGCATATCTTGGATTCGGCTGCGTATTAGTTAAAGCATCCCTTATCATGTGGTTGATACACATTACAGTTTTGCCAGACCTCCTATGTGCCACAATTACATTGAATCGGCTTTTAGGAATTTGTGTATGCAAAAATTTTTGAAGCTTTCTTGGTGAGTATGGAATTACGATTTCTGACATTTAAAATAAAACCCCTACCTAGTGAATAGTGTCATTCTCAGGAAAAGGCAAGTTTTCTATGTTGAGTTCTTTACCAATATATCTGGAAAAGTCTTTAGCATCCTCATAGTCTGAGAAACCTTCAAAATGAACAGAAACAGTATTAGTCATTTCTGAAACAAGTATCACTGCGTATATTTTTGGCTTATCCATAAGTCGGTCTCCTCATCTATTTATATATACCTCCTAACATAATACGCAACAGCGCAAAAAAAATCTAGCGGTGGGGTTGCATTTAAAACCCCCAGCTTTAATTATTGCGATACAATTAGAACAATTACTGATAACGATCAATTATGACTGCAATATACAAGTTGCATAATACATTTTAGGGTTTATCTGCCTACAACTAGCAATTTATTTTAATTCTTATAGGTTGTGTAGGCAACTTTGTGCAAAAAGGTTGGCAGTCCAACACCAATAAATGTTGTATTACTTTACTTATTTAATAATTACTGAGACTTTTCCCACTTCACAACAAGCGGTGTTTCTGCGTTAAAACTGTGTTTAACCTGTTGTTTATTAGAGTATTTGGGTAGTAAATGCTGGGCTTTCCACTTAGTTAAAGCAACAGCTTCCTTAACTAAATGACTGATTGCTAGGTCGCCTTTACCATTTATTTTAAAGTCTGCTATTGCTGTTTCAAGCTGTGAAGTAGCTTCACCTAATAAATAATCTACACCATCACTTTTAGCTGTTTCATATTCTTGCCTTATTTTAGGCTTTTTATGTAAAAGCTTCCTAAAGCCCTCCCATGATAATGATTTGGCTTCTAATACCTTTTTTATTGATTTACCTAATGCCAGCTCTGTAAATATGGCTTCTAATACTTCTGCTGTAAATTTTACTTTATTACTCATAAATATGTTATTGACTAGGTATTGACAAGATAGTCATAATTTGTTATTAATTACCTATGTTGAATATATACAAAAAACCAACAAAAGAAAGGGTAAAAAAATGAAAGCATATAAAACAACTATTCACACTGATGGCGATACTGTCAATGTGGTTCACCATTCAACTAAAATTATTGAGCATGATTTAGTTAAAAAGACTATCAAACTCAATAATGGTGGTTGGTTCTCTAAAACAACAAAAGACAGAATGAATGCTTACTTTAATGAAAGCAATTTGTCTGCTTTTGGCATATTTCAGAAAAAGGGTAATTGGTTCGTTTTAACACCAAATAACGACCATAAAAACGCATTACCTTTTGAAAATGGAATGATTATTAGTCTTTTATCTTTTGAAGATAAAGTGAAAGCATATAATCAAGATGGTAAAAATCAGGGTGGTATCTATGCTTAAAGCTTTCTATTTTGCTCTTTGTTATGTACTAGCAATGTTTGGGTTGCTAGTCATAACACAAATTAACCTTTGGCTAGGTTTATCAATGTTCTTTCTGTTCCTTGTTAAATTCTGGCTACAATTACCAACTTATGAGGGGGGAAGATGAGTAAAAATTTATACTGTCCTAAATGTAAAGTAGAATATTGGGGTGAAGCTCATAGAGCCACTTGTCAATCTTGTAGTTATGTTTTTACAAATAAAGACAAACAACAAGCTTTAGGTTTTGACGACTTCACTTTTAAATTATGGTTAAGAAAAGTTGAAAGTTGTAGGGTAAAAAGATGAAAACAATAATTGAAGGTTTAATATTCTTTGCGTTTATGTACTTCTTGCTTTTCTATGGCTTAGAAATAGCAATAAGCTTTGAGCAATATATATTAAATACAAGGGGGATATAATGACAACAATAAATAAAATAAAAAAATGGTTAAGAGATGAGATAAAGCATAATGAAGAAATTGTTTATGCTAAAGATAATAATTTAGAAGAAATATGCACAGATGGTACTGATGACATAAGTTATGGTCGTTCTGAATGTGCTGAAGCTTTATTACGTCAGATTAAAAGATGGGGGATATAATGAAAACAGAAGAACAATTAGAGTTAGATAATTTAAAAGATAAAGAAGAATTAATTGATGAAATACAAGCAATATGCAAAGCCAACAAAGACAATCGTTATTGCTGTACTTATCAATTAAAAGATATGATTGATCAAACTTTTAAGATGTGGGGGTACTAATGAAATGTTTAGACTGCGGTTGTGATGAGGGAACATTATTAAAGGAGTTTCAAGAACAACCTAACAAAAATTGGTCATGGTATGAGTTATCTGAAATGACTGCTGTTTGTGTTAGTTGCGGTTCTGAAAATGTAAAGGAGGAAAATGATGTTTGAAGTATTAATCAATATGCTAGAAGATAGATCATTTCATATACTGCTATTGACAATTATCGTATGCAGTGTATATTTTTTATGGAAAGAAGAAAGAAAGGACTATGAAAGATATAAAAAATGGAAAGCTAGTCAAGGTTGGACAGACTGCGAATAGTACACAGATCAAAACAGCTAGAATACTTTGGTTAGAAAGGGAGACAATAAAAAATATAAAATATGGAAAGGGACACAATGAAAATAGATGTAAAAGAATACAAACAATTTCTTACAAAAGTTTGTAAAGCATATACAGCTTTAGAAGAAGTTAGAGAATGTTTAGAAGAATTTGAGTCAGCAAAGGGAAGTAAATTTCCCTCTTTTTTTAATTCTGAACATATTGATGATTGCCAGTCAACACTTGAAAAACAAATTGGTTGGGATTTATTAAATCAACCTAAATACTTAGGTTTAGAGGGAATAAAAAAAGAAGATGTTTAGAAAAGGGGACATAGTTTATCATAGAGACAAGCAAATTTATGGTTATGTTATTAAAACACCTACAAGGAACACTAGCGATTGTACTATTGTTGATCTTGAAAAAGAAATGCAAGGTATGACAGCTAAATTGGTGGTCAAAGAATATGACCTTGAATTACAATGCAATGGGGAGGGATAATGAAAAAATATATAATTAATTCAATGCCAGTTATGAGTAGAAACACAGTTGTTTATGCTACAAATGAAGATGAAGCATGGGAAATATATTGGGGTAATAAAAAAGGTAAAATAGATCATGCAAATATAGGTGATTTAGAATTTACTGATTTTAACGATTATGTTGACCCAGAACTAGAAGAAGTAAAGGAGGAAAAATGAGGAAAAGCAAAAAGCAAAAAGAACAAGACCTAATGAAACTTCATACTTTAGTTATGAAAAAACTAGATGAAGCCATGATGTCCGTTGAAGCAAGTAAGCAATGGAAGAAAGTTAAAGCTGATTATGGTTTTACTGTGGTTATGAGTTGGGTCGTTGAGGAGTGTCTTTATAGG